ATGGGGGCGAAATTGACACACTTTCCGATATCGGATAGTCCCAAGCGCATGGGGCGTCCTCCGCTAAATGTGAAAGCGACTGTCGTGCGACTGCCGGCTTCTGTGCCGGATCGCATAGACGCCCTCGTCGGCAAGCAAAAGCGCGCAAAATTCATCCGCGATGCCGTGCTCCGCGAGCTCGAGCTGCGGGAGCGCGAGGCAGGCCTTATCGCCAGTGAGGATGAGGCGGCTTCAACGAAGCCCGCTGACGCAGCGACCAAGGATTGACAATCGTCAACCCAAGCTCGGTCTGGACCATTTAACCTAGCGGCTTTCCTTACTGGTTTCTCAACGCATCAGCGGGTCAATGTGCCCTTGTTCGCAGCCGATGCGGGCAACACCATCTTTCTGCAAGTGCATGCATTCTGGGGTTTTTATGCGTATCTTCGAGTACTAGGCGGCGACTAGCGCCGGACTTTCACCTCGCGCAGTTTGCGCAAGCACAGCCCAACATCGCCAGCACCGATCGCCACCTGGTCAGCAGCCGGGCACGATCAACGGCGCCCGTCTGCTTGCCTGATCCAAGCTACAGCTTGACGATCATGAAGCCTCGCGTTTGCCAGTGCCAGGCTCGTTTCGTGCCGCAGTCGCCTCGCGCCGGATCCTCTTTTCCAGCAATCCGAGCCAGAGCTGCATTTCTTCAGCGTCGCTTAAGTCAGTGTCGGCGAGCATATACTCGTTGTAGTGCGAGATCGCTTTGCGATCGAGATCTTCGGCCCGGAGCGTAATGCCGACCTCCTGGTGTACCTTCGCAACCACTCGCTTGATGTCGACGAGCAAGTCGCCGTCGATGATCGCGTTCTTCTCGTACAGATAGCTTTCATCTTGATGGATTCGCTTCGGCCCCACGCCCGTGAGAACCCAGCCAGGGTTAATCCCCACCTTTTCAAACTGAAGCAGCGTCTCGCCGCTAGGCGTCCCCTCATCACGTTCCATCTTTGCCCACGCGCGCAGGGAGATGCCAAGTTCGTCGGCAATCCCTTGCTGCTGCAGATGTAGCTCCAGGCGCACCGCCTTAGCCCGCGCGCCAATGGTCGTCGGCGTGGTCTCATCAACCATTTCGAATAAAAGGCACTTTTATGCTTGCGCATAAGCACAAATGTGCCTATCCTTTCTGTGTTCGCAGACTTCAATACCCCAAAAAAGGAGGCCGGCCAGGGCCTCCCCTCATGGATCAAGGATACCCTTATGCATAGTGATGCCGTCACCGGCAAGGTCGACTACGCCGAACGCAGGCGCCTCGAAGAGGTTGCCCGCATCAAGAGCAAGCTGATCGTCGCAAAACTCACGCTCGCCGAGATCGACAAGCTTTACGGTCTGCCGGCCGGCACGGCGGGCAACGCCGTGCACGAGCCGCACCTCGCCGGCGAGCGCGCAATTGCAGCAGCTCTTCGCACCCGTCCGCACCTCCTCTGGCGGACCCGCTACCACGGCGACGGTCGACGTAAGACCCCGCAGCCGGCGGCAAACTATCGGCATTTTCGCCGCAACCAGACGGGAGCGGCTGCCTGATGCGTGTGGCGGGAGGAGACCGGCGTTCTAGCCTTTACCATCCGGTGACGACCGAAGTCGTTCGGCAGGGACGGTGCGCACCCAGCGTCTCGCTGGCATCCGCCCCCGGCTGTTCCGCTCGCAGCTTCCTCCGCGCCACGACCAGACAATTCCCGATCGGAGCGGTTCGCACAATGACGAAACGACAGCGCGAATTTGACACGCGCAATCCCTTCATCCCGGCCCGCTCGCCGGTCTGCAATGCGGCCCAGACAGCGCTTTTGTTCTGCGTAGCGCTGGCGGGCCTCGTTGCCGCACTGATCAGCCTAGCCATCCAGATCGCCGGAGCGGCGCAATGAGCGGGCTGAACCCTTACTCCGAGGCGCAACGCGTCGAGATGATGCTGGTCTGCTGCTATAAGGCGGTCCACGGCCATTTCTCGCACCTGCCGCTCCGCGACATCATCGAGCCGCCGCACAGCCTGTTCGACGCGGCGCTCGCCCGCCAGATGGCGATCCACATCCTAAATGTTGAGTTCGGTGTGCCGCGGCGGCGGATCGTCGCCATGCAGGCACGTCAGCGCACGTCGATTTCCTTCGCCATCATCAAGATCGACGAGCGGTTGGAATGCGCGGTTTTCGAGCGCGTCTACCTGCGCGATAGTGTCCAGGTCGTTCGCGCCGATACCGAGGAGCGGCTGAAGGCGGCCCGGGAACTCGTCGCCGCGCAGGCCAAGGTGACCGCCTCCTACGGTCCGGCCCTCCTGACTGCCCACGCCCCTACTCTGAAGGATATGGACCCGACAATCGTCGGCAACCTTCGTCAGGCGTTTGCGGACCTCAATCTGTCGATCCAGCGCGGCGAACCGGACATCCTTCGCTTCCGTGAAGCACTTTCCCGCATTGCGGGCGACGCATCCGTTCCGGAATCCATCCGAAAGATGGCGCAGGAGTTTCGCCAGTTCGACGAGGAGACGCTGGAGCTCGCGAAAAGCATTCCGTCGATGGTCAACGCCCTCGACCTGATGGAAGGAAGCGCCAATCGGCAGACGGAAGCCATCAATAGGCTGTCTGCCGCCCTTCGTGGCCTCAGCGAGGTTGGTGTGGCGCCACTGACGGAACTGCAGCAGGCGGAACGACTGTGGCGGGAAGCGCGGCGCAATGCGACCAACCGGGAAGAGGTGGACGACGCCGACCGTGCCTATCGAGAAGCGCGAAAGCGGATCGATGACACGAACCCGACGATCACCAACTCTGATGGTCACCTCGTGGCCGTGCCTATCCCGGGGCAAAAGCCAAACCTGTTCGAGCTTGAGAAGGAGACCGACAAGGCTGCGGACGCCTATCGCGATCTGATCAAGAGCGCCAACGATCGCGTTGCCCAGATGCGGCTCGAGGCCCAGATCTCGGGCCAGACCAGCATTGCCGCCGAGACACTGCGCTTCGAACTCGATCTCCTGCAAAAGGCCCAGGACAAGGGCCGCGAGGTCACCGCGCAGCAGCGCGAGCAGATCAAGGGCCTCGCGGACGACTACCGCGCCGCTGCCGAAGCCGCGGCGAAAGTGAAGCTTCAGCAGGACCTGATGTTCGAGCGGGATCAACTCTTCCGCTCATCTGTCGACCAGGCGATCGCAACAAGGCTTCGGGGGGCGGGCCTGCCGATCGACCTGCAGTCGCGAGAAGCACAGGTGATCCGCGAGAACATGCGCATCGCGGAGACAAGGGAGGCAATCGGCAGCTTCTTCGTCGACTTCCGGTCGGCGCTGGTCGAAAACGGCGGCAATGTCGGCAAGGCCCTTGGTGACGCGCTCGCGACTGCGCTGATGAACCAGGTCAACCGGCTGACCGACCGAATTTTCGAGAACCTCACCAACGCACTCACCAATGCAATCTTTGGCAATGGCAGTTCGGGGGGACTCGTCGGATTGGCACCCTCGTTCACGCCAAATACGACACTTGGGGAGTTTCTCGCGCGGGGCGCCGCGGCGAACGACAATAGCCCCACTGGCGACATGGGCCTGTTCCGCAAAGCCATATCTGCCATCGAAAGCGGCGGCAACTATTCCGCGCTTGGCCCGGTCACGCGCACAGGCGATAGGGCTTATGGCCGCTACCAGGTCATGGGCAACAATATCGGCCCATGGTCGGAAGCAGCGCTTGGCCGGCGACTGAGCGCGTCCGAGTTTCTGGCCAATTCGTCGGCGCAGGACGCCGTGTTTGACCATCGCTTCGGTTCCTATGTGAGCCGCTATGGGCCGACTGGCGCCGCAAAGGCGTGGTTTGGCGGTCCAGGTGCCGTCAATGGCAACGGCTCCGCAATGGATGTGCTTGGCACGTCCGTTTCGAAGTATGCCGACAAGTTCAATAGCGCCGTGGATCGCATGACGACCTCTGCGACGTCGGCAACGGGCTCGTTTGGGGACCTCGGCTCTGGGGTCAATACCGCCACGCAAGGGCTTGGCCAGCTCGGCAACGGGCTTGGCCAGTTCGGCAGCAATCTCGCCAACCTGTTCCCACCGGCTCCAGGCGGTGGCGTCACCGGCGGCGGTCTGGGGACCTGGCTCGGGAATCTCTGGGGCAACCTGACGAATGGCCCCGGAACACAGTGGGCAGCGGCCGTCTCCGGGAATCTGCTTCCCGGGCTCTTCGCCAACGGCGGCACCTTCATGAACGGCATCAGCGGCTATTCCAATACGATCGTCGATCGCCCGACGCTGTTCGCCTTTGCAAAGGGCACCGGCCTGATGGGCGAAGCTGGTCCAGAAGCCATCATGCCGCTGTCGCGCGACGCCCGCGGCCGGCTTGGTGTTGCCGTGAACGACAACTGGGGCAGCGGCCAGAAGGTCGAGATCAACATCATCAACAACGCCGGCGCGCGCGTGACACAACGGGAGCGCCAAACCGCCAACGGCAAGGCGATCGACGTCATGATCGACGAGGCGGTGGCGCAGAAGATCAACACGCCCGGCTCCGCCTCGCGCGGTGCAATGCAGGGCCAGTTTGGGCTCAAGGGAGGCCTCGCACGTCGATGAGCGCGCCCATTTGGCCAGCCTCTTTGCCACAGGCTTTCCTCCGCAACGGTTTTGCAGAGGAAGAGGCGGACAACCTGATCATTTCGGAAATGTCGATCGGCCCGGTAAAGATGCGCCGCAGGACGTCCGCGAACGTGCGGTCCATCAGCGGCGCCATGCACATGTCAGGGGCGCAGGTGGCCGAGTTCCGGACATTCGTGCGGACGACGATTGCGGATCGCTCGCTGGCCTTCACTTTCCCGGACCCGTTTGGCGGGACTGCGCTGCTGGTGCGGATGACCAGCCCCTACCGCCTGTCGCCAAGGGGCATCGGATGGCGCGTCGACATTGACCTGGAGGTGCTGCCGTGAGCCGCAGCGTCTCCCCAGCATTTCTCAATGCGATCCATGCCCAGGAGAGCGATGAGGTCGTCATCTGCCTGTTGACGGTGAGCCATCCCGAGCTTGCACAGCCGATCTTTCTATCGTCGGATCCCACAATGCGGCTTTCGGATTCGCCGCTGATCTACGCGACGCGCAGCCGGGGCGAGAACTATCTGTTCCTGCCGTTCGAGTTCACGCTCCCTGACGACAAGAGCGACAGCCCGCCGCGAGTTCAGCTGACCATCGACAACACAGATCGGCAGCTCGTGATGCTGCTGCGGTCGTTCGCGACACCGGCCAGCATCAAGCTCGAGATCGTGCTGGTCTCCAGTCCGGACACGGTGGAGATGGAATTGCCGGCGCTGCAGCTCGCCAATGTGACGATCGGCGAGCAGCAGGTGACAGCCGACCTGGTTGCAGACGCTCTTATCAACGAACCGTATCCGGCCGGCCAGTTCACGCCTGGCACATTCTCGGGGTTGTTCTGATGGATCGCTTCGTCGGCATCCCCTACGTCGAGCATGGCCGCGACTACGCTGGTGCGGACTGCTGGGGACTTATCTATCTCTACTATCGCGACGTCCTCGGCCGTCCGGTGCCGTCCTACCTGGCCGAGATGCAGGAACGCGAGTTCCGCCCGCGCGGCATCGGCCCGCTCGTCGATGCGGAGCGCGAGGCGCACTGGATCGAGGCAACCGAACCGCAACAGGGCGACGTCGTGCTGATGCGCAACGGTCGCCACCACAATCATGTCGGCATCCGCCTCATTGGTGGACGCCTGCTGCATTCTGATGGGCCGGGCCCGTCCCGCATCGAGCGGCTCGACGCTTTGCACCTCCGTAACCGCATCGTTGGTTTTTACAGGCTGGCATGATGCTGATCGAACGCATCCAACACGGTGACATCCTCAGCCCTGCGGACAGCGTCGATGTGTTCGTGCGCCCGTCGCCGCTGCGGCAGGAGCGTCACCAATTGCGGCTCCCAGCCGGGCTGTCGCTTGCCGAGATCATCGAAGCGTCCCACGCGGTGTTTCCGTTCTCGAACCGGCGCCGGCTGTATGTGTCGATCGGCGGCCATGCCGTGCCGGCCGACCTGTGGGCGCGGGTGCGCGTCAAGCCAGGAGCGACGGTCAACATCGTCGCGGTGCCCGGCAAGGACGCCTTTCGCGCCATCCTCGGGCTTGTGGTCGCCATCGGGGCTCTGTTCTTCGCTCCGCTGATTGCAGGTGCCATCGGTCTGGCCGGTTCATCCCTGGCAGTCAGTCTGATCGGCGCCGGCATCAGCCTGGCCGGCTCGATGGTCATCAATGCCCTGTTCCCGGTCGGACCGCAGGAGAACAAGGTCGAAAAGACCAAGACGCTCTATTCGATCGGTGGCGGGCAGAACTCCGCTGCCCAGTATGGCGCAATCCCGGTGGTCTTCGCCCGCCACCGCATTTCGCCGCCCTATGCCTCCGGTGCCTACACCGAGCTGCGCGGCAACAACCAGTATCTGCGCCAGCTGTTCTGCCTCGGCTATGGCCCGATGGATGTATCCGACATCCGCATCGGCGAGACGCCGATCTCGCGGTTTGACGACGTCGACATTGAGGTCATCGAGAACCACCTTACCGAATCGCCGACGCTCTACACCAAGCCGGTGTTTGAGGAGGCGGTGCAGATCCTGCTCGACAAGAAGAGCGGCTGGGTGACGCGCACCACGGCTGCCGACGTCTCCTACATCTCGGTCGACGTCAGCTATCCCTCCGGCGTCATCAAGACCAAGAAGAAGGACGGCAAGGACGAGAAATACGAGGTCGTTATCGAGGCGGAATACCGCCTGAAAGGCTCCTCCGGCGCCTGGTCGCCCTTGGGCACGGACCGCGTGTTCGCCAAGACCAGGCAGGCGATGCGCCGCACCATCGGCAAGGATGTGCCCAGCGGTCAGTATGACATCCGGCTGCGCAAGGCGACGTCTGATTACACCGGCTCGAGTCACTACGTCACCGAGACCTGCTACTGGACCGCGCTGCGCGGCCGCCGCAATGCGGCGGTGGTCAAGTTTGACCAACCGCTGACCCTGATCGCGCTGCGGATCCGGGCGACCGGCGAGCTGTCGGGGACCGTCGACCGGCTTAACTGCATCGTCGAGCCCCTCATCCGCGCATGGGACGGCTCGAACTGGGTCGACGGGCAGAAGTCGCGCAATCCAGCCGATCACTTCCGCCATGTCCTGCAGGGGAGCGCCAATGCGCGGCCCGTGTCTGATAGCCTGATCGACCTGCAGAGCCTGCAGGACTGGCACGCCTACTGTGCCGCCAACGGCTTCACGTTCGAGTATGTCGCCACAGAGCAGCGCTCGGTCTACGAGATGCTGACGACGATCGCAGCTGCCGGCCGCGGTGCGGTCTCGCTGCGCGACGGCCGCTGGGGCGTGGTCTGGGACGTCGAGGATTCGCCGATCGTCCAGCACTTCACGCCGCGCAACTCCTGGGGCTTCAAGTCGGATCGCAGCTACGCCGACCTTCCGCACGGCTTCCGCGTGGCGTTCGTCAACCGCGACAATGGCTACCTGAACGACGAGCGGGTGGTCTACGACGACGGCTTCACCGCCGCCAACGCGACTAAGTTCGAGGGCATCGACTTCCCGGGTATCACCGACAAGGATCTGGTCTGGAAACACGGCCGCTATCATATCGCCCAACTCCGGCTGCAGCGCGAGACCTACACACTTTCGACCGACTTCGAGCACCTGGTCTGCACGCGCGGCGACCGGGTGCGTGTCAATCATGACGTCGTTCTCTGGGGCGCGGGCGCCGGCCGCGTCAAAGCGGTGTCTTCCGCGCCAGACACGGTGACGATCGACGACACCTTTGCGATGGAGGCCGGCAAGACCTACTCGATGCGCTTCCGGCTTGCCGATGGCTCGACGCTGGTGCGTAAGATCACCGGGGCGGACGGCGAGTTCGACACCTTCACCTGGGAAGGTTCGGGCGGCCTGCCGGCAATCGGCGACCTCGTCATGTTCGGCGAGGACGGCCTCGAAAGCGTCGTCCTGAGGGTCAAGAGCATCATGCCGCAGGCCGACCTCACGGCACAGCTCGAGCTGGTCGACGACGCCCCTGCCATCATGGCGGCCGACAAGGGCGCAATCCCGCCGTTCCAGACCGGCATCCCCGCGCCGATCGACTATCGTGCCCACGCGCCGACTTCCCTTTCGATCGGTGATGAACGGGTTTGGACGACGACACCGCCGACGTCGGCCTTCACGCTGTCCTGGCTGCCGCCGGACGTCGGCCGGGTGGCAAGCTATCTGGTCGAAACGGCAGAGAAAGGAAGCGAGGACTGGTTGCCCGTCCAGGCGGTCACGCAATCGAGAATCGATCTGACCGGACTCGAAGTGGGCTCCTATGACGTCCGCATCCGCGCCGTGTTCGACAACGGGGAGATGTCCGGCTGGCTGCGAGGCACGTTCAAGGCGGCGATCTTCGCGGCCGTTCCGTCTGACGTGTCGGGCTTTGCCATCGCTGTCGCCGGCGACCTCGCCACCTTGCAGTGGGACGCGCCGGATGATGCCGAGGCGATCTCGCACCTTCAGCTCCGGTATTCGCCGGTCCCGTCCGCGTTCGTCACCTGGCAGACGGCATCGATCCTGCGTCCTGCGGTCACCGGCACGCAGGTGCAGGTTCCGGCGATGCAAGGCACCTATTTGATCAAGGCGGTGACCTGGGCGGGCCTCCAGTCGGAGAATGCCGCGATCGTCATCAGCACGATCGACCCGCTGACCAGCTTCAACGCGGTCGAGCTGGCGGAGCAGGCGGCGCCGTTCCACGGCTTGAAGGACGGCACCTATTTCGACGGGACCGCTCTGCGGCTCGACGGCGCGACGGACGTCTTTTCCCTGTCCGACTTCTTTGTGCCGGGCGACTTCTTCCTGTCGACGGACGGATACCGCCCGCTGGGCTACTATGACTTCAGCGAGGTCATCGATCTCGAAGCCATATACACGTCGCGGGTGTCGGCGCAGATCTCCGCCCATGGAGAGTGGTCGAGCGGCGATGTGTTCGACGTGTCGGACTTCTTCGAGCGCGAAGACTTCTTCGGGGCGATCGGCGGCCTCTGGGACGTGGCGGTCGAGGTCTCGACGTCCGACGACGATCCAGGCGGTGCGCCGCATTGGTCGGACTGGGTACCGCTGGTGACCGGTGACGTAGCGGCGCGCGCCTATCGCTTCCGGGCCCGGCTCGAAAGCTCCCAGTCAGACGTGACGCCGGTCGTCGCAGGACTGACCGTGACCGTGGACATGCCCGACCGCGTCATTGCCGGCGATGACATTGTCGTTCCGAGCGAAGGCCTGTCGATCCCCTTCTCGCCCGCCTTTAAGCGGCTGCAGGGCGTCTCGTTCGCCGCGCAGGGGCTGGCGACCGGCGATACCTACGAGATCACCGGCAAGACCGAAGCGGGCTTCACGATCGCCTTCAAGAATGCCGCGGGGACGCCTGTCTCCCGCTCCCTCGATTATGTCGCGAAAGGATATGGGGTTCTGCAATGAGCCAAGCAACGAACTTTGGCGTTCCGCTGTCTGGTCCGGCTACGCCGGCCATGATGGCGGCGCGGATACAAGAGAATCTGGATGCGTTCTTAACTGCGCATTCGGGCCCGTCCCGGCCCGACTACGCCGTGGCTGGGACGATCTGGCTGGACACGGCAACCGCCGGCCGGCACCGGTACTATTCCTTTGATGGCACGACCGACCATCTGCTGCTGTCGATCGATATCGCGACCGGCGTCATCACCTATGGGCCTGGTCTTGTCGCCTACGGTTCGGCACAGGAACTCACCGAGCCGGAGAAGGCGCTGGCGCGAGCCAATATCGGCCTTGCCGATGGATGGGCCACGCAGCCCATCGGGGTCCCCATCCCGCTGCTCGATAATTTGGCCGGGGTTGCGGCTCCGCCAAAGGACAAGGCCTACAGGTACGTCCGGCTGTCAGCCGGGCTGACGGGCGCCGGTGGCTATAACGAGGGCCTGCTTACAGCGGAGACCGTGTCCGGGACTGCTCCGCTGGTAGAGGCCACCGCCGTCATCAACCTGGCAGGGAGTCCGATCAACGGCCGGACGATCGACCTCGTCAACACCTCGCGCCGGTTCCTCAGAGCAGGCAGCGCCGGGCAGGTCGAAAACGACCAGATGCAGGTGATCACCGGCACGTTGCAGCGCATCGCGTCAGGTTATGAAGGCGGTCCGGCTAACAATGCTGGTGCACTCGACGCCACAAACATTGCAAACAGTAACACGCTGGCCACCGGCACGAACCGTATCAACTTCACCCTTAACTTTAACTCGGCCAACTCGCCGAACGCGCGAACCGGCGCGGAAACTCGTTCCAAGAACCTGGGCGTCACCTACTACATGAGGATCCTGTGATGACAGCATACGCATTCGAAGGCGGGGTGTCCCGCGATGCCCGCCCCAACGCGATCGAGATCACGGAACAGCAATATCAGGACGGCATCGAGGGGATGCTGGCCGGCAAACTCGTCACCATCAACGGCGGCTTTGCTGTCATCGATCCGCCCAAGCCGGAACCCGAACCGGAGCCGGAGCCGGAGCCTGTCGATCTCGCCGCCTACGCCCGCGACCTGTCGTGGCGGACGCGCGTGGACGGCACCACTATCAACAGCGTGCCAGTGCGGCTCGACGACGGCAGCCTGGCACTCATTAACGGCATGGTGGGGCTGGCCGAACGAGACGCCGAGCGCACCTTCAACTTCGACAGTGCAGCCGGCATCGTGACCCTGACCGCCGCACAGGCCATCACATTCGGTGAGGCGATCGGCGTATGGGTGCAACTCACCTTCGATCGCCGAGCTGCTGTGCTCCTCGCCATCGAGGCGGGGTCTCTCACGACAACGGCCGAGATCGATGCGGCCTTTGCGGACGTGACGGCGCCATGGAGCGCCGCCTGAACTAGGCCGCCCCAAACAGACCGGGCGGCCGAGGCGCGCTAACGCCTCAAGCGACGGGGATCAACCGGCAAGAAGAACCCCGTCCGACAGCAGCCAATCACAACCGTCGCACCCGTACCCTGCAGGGCGGATAAGCGATTACGTCGTGAGTTCTTAGAAATGGTGAATCTACAACCGGTCTCGCCGGTTAATCCTGCGGCCCCCTACATCGGCGGCAAGCGCATCCTGTCAAAGGCCATCATCCGCAGGATCAATGAAACCCCGCACGATGGCTATGCCGAACCTTTTGTCGGCATGGGCGGCGTCTTCCTCCGCCGCACCATGCAGCCGCGCATGGAGGCGATCAACGACATCAGCGGCGACGTGGCGAACCTCTTCCGCATCCTCCAGCGGCACTATCCGCAGTTCATGGAGACGCTGCGCTTCCAGATTACCAGTCGGCGAGAATACGAGCGGCTGGTCAAGACCGACCCCACCACCCTCACCGACCTGGAGCGCGCAGCACGCTTCCTATACCTCCAGCGCCTGGCCTTTGGCGGGAAGGTGTCCGGCCGCACATTTGGCGTGGTCAAGGAGGGCGGTGCTCGGTTCAATCTCTTAAAGCTGGTCCCGCTCCTGGAAGACATACACGAGCGGCTTGCCGGCGTCGTGATCGAGTGCCTGCCCTGGCGAGCCTTCATCGAGCGATACGACCGGCCAGGCATGCTCTTCTATCTCGATCCACCTTACTGGGGGAACGAGGACGACTATGGAAAGGACGTGTTCGACCGCGACGAATTCGAACGGATGGCGGCGACGCTGAAGCAGCTTCGAGGCACCTTCATCGTGTCTTTAAACGCGGTTCCAGGCGTCTTCGAGACCTTCAAAGATTTCCGCATTGAGGAGGTGGATTGCACCTATTCGATCAGCGGCCGGGGTCAGAACAAGGCAGTCAGAGAGGTGCTGATCTCGCCGTGACATCCGTCGGGGCACGCCGCTGAAAGGACCCCAAACAGTAAGGGCGCCTCATCGGCGCCCTTACTCAATCCCCAACCGGCGGTCACACGCCTGTTAGAACAAGTACCCCAGCGCCCGGCAGTTCCGGACCAATGCCGCGGCATAGTCGTTGCCCTTCAAACTAGTGTCTAGGTAGCCGCGATAGCGCTTACAAAAGTCTCGGACCTTTTCGGTCTCCCAGCTCTGAGCCTTGGCAAGGTCGAATAGTTCCTTCCGCGCCCCTTCTACGCGCTCGCTCCTCGCTGTGGATTCCCGGTGCAGCGTGTACTGACCCCACCCGTAGTAAGCGCCGCCAACAATGACCACGGTGCATGCCGTAGCGACCAAGACTTTCAACCAATTGTCCATTCAAGCCCCCCCCCAAATCTGGGCGACCATATGTTGTCTCGGCATGATGCGCAAAGATGAATTGAGCTTGCTATTCTATGCCCAGTGCGCGGGCGATAGCTGAAGGCTTACACTTGTGCATCTCGGCCCTCAGCGCCTCGACAGAGTCGGAGAAGGCGCGCAACGCTACCTCCTCACCGATGTTGTCTTCTCGAAACATCCAGCCTTCATGCGCATGAAGAAGCTCTCGGCCCAAAGTTTCGACCTGGTCTGCGAGGCGGCGGCACGCCGGTGACGGCTCTATACGGGAGAGGGCATTGGCCAAATGCGCGTTGAGGTTCGTCGCAAAGAACGCCTCATCCATTGCAAGCTCTCTGGCATTGCTCAAGAGCCAATCTAGATCACTGTCAAACGCACGTTCCATGCCTCTTCTCCTCTTCAGCTGACCGCCCATGGTGGGCAGAACGTGCCCTGAGTCGCAAAGCCTATTTCGGAGCAGCGTCGACTGGCCACGCTTAAGGAGGGAAAGGGATGGTAGCGCATGAAAGCTGATAAGCTGTCTCGGTCGCCCGAACGCTCTTTAAAGCGCTTTTGACAGCACTTCCGGAATTTCGGTTTTTCCAGTTTCGGCTGTCAAAATTCCGGAAATTCGCGGCGAGCTACAAACAGGAATTAAGAGAGAAATCGTTAGCTCGAGAATGTCGAAAAATGGTAGCGGAGGCCCGCTTTGGCCATTCCCCCCACCCTGAGTTACCACGGTTCTCGTTCCACCGCTTCATATCGCGCACCTCCCCAAACTATCGGATGCGTCGCACGAGGTTTTACTCGTGAGTGTTTTGGCGAAGGAAACGGCAAGCACCCATGACTACGCCAGAGCATTGGCACGGCGCTTGGAAGCCATCGGAATAGATGCCTTCTCATCCCAAAGAGAACGATATCTGGTGCTCCTGCAAGGCAGTCCTGGCGAGATCATTGACCTCGGGAAACCGCTGCGCGGATCGCGTATTTTCGGAAACCAGGCTGCGAGAAAGAACATTCCTATCGTTTCTGACTTTACCGCATTCGCGCAAGAAGATGGTCTCCGAGACTGCATGTTCTGGGGTGTTGGCATCACAGGAGCGAAGGCTGCGCCGGACAACGTTGTCGAGGCCCTGAAGGATTTCAACCGCAAAATCAACCTTGTGTTTAGTGACCTCCGAAAGCAGCATGCGTTTGAGATGCTGCTACTGGCGATCCACCCCCGATTTGACCCTGACAGTGGGCTATTCGACCTACATGCTCATTTCGTTTGCCGCGTACCACGCCATGAGCACGAAAACGTCAGCCGAAAACTGATGGTGAAATTCTCGAAGGTCGACCTGCCCACGCGGCCAATCCGTAACGCTGGCGCGGTATCAACTTACATGCTCTGGGGCATCTGGCGTAACAAGCACATGATCGCATGGCCCGATCATGCTTTGGCGGCTGCCTGGAGCCTGACGCAGCATCGTTTTCGATTCTTCAGGGCGGGCGGCTCTTTCGCCAAATGGAGGACGTCCAAAGCGCCCACGTCGCAAAGCGCCGCCCGCCCCGTCGAAAAGGCAGATAAACTGCGGAATCGGTCCGAAACAGCTGATCCGCGACAGTTGGTAGTGACTGGTGACAGGCTGCTGTCGAAGGTCAAAGTCAGATATGGCGACTCTAAGGTCGCAGCACTTCTTTTTGAAACAAGTGTGAACGATGCTCTGGAAAGCCGCCATGAGAATACCGAACCAAGCGTGGAGTATTCTTCAGCGACTATTGCCGCAACTCAGGAGTCCATGGGAGACGACCCCCATGTCTGCGAGACGAAGGCGGTGGGCAAACCGAATTTCTCCCACGGGCTGAAGTCAAGAATCATTGCACTTTTTCAGAAGATGAAAAAGTTGATATCGGCGGCGGCAAACACGTTGTACTGGGGCTGGAAGAACATGGTCCATCCACCTGAACGGGATGGCCTACCGTAACGTATTGTTAGCCCGTCGTCGGTAGGACCGTCACTCGATGTAGCAACGATCCGGGACAACGAAATGGAAAATGTGAATGCGATAGCATACGTCAACTTTGGTGATCTTGCCGAACAACAACGAGACAAACTCGCAGAAGGGCTGAACGCCTGCTACGCGTTCTGGATCGCGGCCCAGAAACTTCCCAACTACACAATTGAGGAAGCCCGCCCTCACAATCGCTGCATATACGCAGCCCTAGCCGTTCGGGATATCTTAAACAGAAGCGGGCGCTCGAAAGCCGAAGTCTACACTTGTGGACTTGAGGTGAGGCTGGTGGACGGCCAGACAGGGGATACGAAGAAGGGAATCGCCGTAGGCCGACCGTTTGGACCTTCCGGTAGAAAAGATTGGAATGCTCACCTCGTTGTTAAATTCGGAGGCTTCCTGTTTGATCCGACCTTGATCCAGACACGACGGCCCTGGAACAAACTCCCGTACATCGGAGCAATACTCCACGCGGCTCCCGAATGGCATGAATTGCCGATGGAAGGCGGACCGGCGAAGACAAGGGCTGTTGCCATCACGCCATTGCACGACGACTACGTGCAACTTGCCTATTTCGAGATTCCACAAGCTGAGGGCTTTGAAACCCGCTCCTATAAGACTTCTTCAAATTCAGCCGCGAGACAGCGACGCGACGTCGTGGCCAAAGCTGGCGAACTGCTCAAGGCGAACATCACGTACGATACGCGCAGGGCGATAACGCAGCTTATTGATATAGGTGATTGAGCTAATCGAATACACTATCATTTCATGGCCCCTTTGCATCGGCCATATCTTCTTGTGGACGCTCAACGTGCTTGTAGAAACACTGGCGAATTTTTCCCGGGCACCATTGATGGCGACGCTCTTTCAAGAACTGGTGCAGCTGATCAACGCCCATCAGCATCCAAAGCGAGCAGCGTCTTTATCCCAAAGCCACAACGCTAACTTCTTCGCTTCGGGGATGGCGGCGGCCCCTTCAGTGGCGTCTCGTTTTTCGGAGAGTCGCGCACTGGTGGGACGGAGAACCATTCGAGAGGAACCTCCGATTTCAACGGCCCCTTAAGGACCGTGAGACCACCTCCTGGAAATGCATGTACTTTCCAGTGGTCGAATGCGCGATCATCATCTCCACCTCCACAATTGTATATATGTAAGATCACCGCCCCATATGGACCCGCGGTATAGGAATATGGGACAGTATTGGGAACATAAGCCCAATCTCCCATTGTTAGCTCGACCCCTTCAAGCGTGATAGAGCCGCTCATGATCACCCGAGTAATAGCGTCGTCGGGATGCATATGTCGAGGAACGTGGATGTCTGGTTCCGAAAAGGTGATAAATAGAAAAGAAGGTCGCCCTTCTGATATTATGAGTGGGAGTTGAGTTTTTATGATGCCTTCAGGCATATTAGGCCGACGCAACGACCTCTCGACCTCACGCATTTTAGGGTGCCGTGAAGTGACAACTTCTTTTCCGAAGGGGCCTATTCCCGCATTCTCAAGGGCTTCTTTGACAAACAGAACGCCATTATAAACGCCGTTAGTTTTTTTGTGAAAAACATCGTCTGGCTCCCAATCTGGCATGGCAATATCCTTCCACCAAAAATTGTTTTTGATTTTATACCAAATTATTGAAACTTGAAGTATTTAAGCGTTGCTAAAAAGTAGTAGGGCAGCAGCTCGGCCGAGGCCGAAGACTATGCCTTTCGGATTGCAATAGAGTTGCCTTGCACCATCTCGCGCTTTCTGAATCGGGATTTTCCGAGGCTGTCGCCCTTAGGGGGACCTCGTCCTTGACGCTCGCCTCTGGAATATGCCCGATGACGCAGATGTTGATCGGTGATCGATCGTTTTGACCGTTTTATCCAATCAGCTTTCGACCATCGCACCGTAATTGGCCGTCAGGGCCAACATGGCGATAGAGTGTTTGTCTCGAAACACCGAGCTCCTTGCATAGAGCGGCGACGACCGTTTCCGGTTTACCCATTGCGGCTTGAGCCATTCGGACCTTTGCGGGTGTCATAGTTGGCTTCCTGCCACCGACGCGCCCTCTGGCACGAGCAGACTGCAACCCCGCAATCGTCCGCTCTCTGATCAGCTCCCGCTCGAACTCTGCCAAGCTTGCGAAGATACCAAACATCAGCTTCCCTTGGGCAGTTGAGGTGTCGATAGGCGTTTGACCCGACAAAACTCGAAAGCCGACACTTCTTTTGGAGAGATCATCGACCGTCGTCACCAGATGACGGAGGTCGCGGCCCAAGCGATCAAGTTTCCAGACGACCAGCGCGTCCCCGGCCCGCAGCGCCTTCAGGCAGGCATCTAAACCCGACCGGTCGTCCCGGTTTCCGGAAGCGAAGTCTTCATAGATCATCTGGGCTTTGACGCCCGCGTTGAGCAAGGCGTCCTTCTGGAGGTCAAGTACTTGCGACCCATCCGCCTTAGAGACCCGAACATATCCGATCAGTTCACCCATTGAATTCCACCTCAGAAAGCCGTCACAAAAACGGTCGTTTACGTGACTTAGTGTGAGATGGACATTCGTCGGCGGCAATGTGTCACTTTTCCCGTCACGTTATCAAAGTAACCAAAACAGTGATGCCCAGACTGATTTGACAATGGATATCGCAGCTGGCCGGTTGGTGGGCCTTTAGAAATTTGCAACTACGAGCCATCTAAAACGCCGCAACAGGTGCAGTAAGTCGAAGGTCTGTAAGCGCGTGGTGAAATTTCGAACCGAAAGCGGTCATACGGCCATATGGTGGGAAAAGACTGTTGAATACGCCTATTTGGCCAAAAGCGTTTCGGACGGAGTTCAGTTGGTCCCATTCGCTGGCCCCCTTGAGCGAGCGACAGGAGATGCGATCGAAATTGTTGGCAATGAATTTGTGATAATTGAATTTAAAGATTTATTTTCGAAAAAAGCGATAAGACAAGAGAGCATCAAATTCCTGAACGAATACAGACCATACTATAAATACAGAGCAATAATAACGGAATTTATTTCTAATTACGACATCAGCGCACAAGATACTCCTCACTATTTCGCACATAGAGAGGTAATTAATAATGGGAAGATTAATTACGTTTCAGACTCATTCGATATTGAATATAGAGATTACTGGACTTTCGCTGTAGTCGAATATCCTAAGCGGTGGCTCGCGACTGATTTCCTTGTATATCTAAGGTGCTTGAATGCGATGAGGACTGCCTCCTCACAGGGAGAAATTCCATCTGGGGCAGTTTATGGATTCTCCTCAGATGGATGTATTGTTTCAGTCTGTGCACTCGAAGATGTCCTGAAGGTTCTGCGGTCGACCAAAACACTGAAATTTACAGACTCCGAGGAGTTGGTGCAAAAGCATCAGAACGAATCTTCGCATGGACCCTGAGATCGCCGTGGGAACCATGAGGAGAGCGGAGCCACAGGCTGAGCCCCAACTGGTTGTTCGTTCTACGTGGGATTTTGCGGAAGTTCGAATCCATTGAGCCGACACGGCGCAATAACTGCGCTTTGGTGGTGTGCAAGGGACTCTGTATACGGATCCAATTCTGGCTTCAGTGCGGCTCTCGGTTTGACCTCTTCCACGTAAGCGGTGTTTTCAGGCCACGGCTTTGAGTTCGGGCTTTGCGGCGTAGGCCCATGGCAGCAGGTCATCGATCTGGCTATTTGAATGGCCGTT